GCTCGCCATAAGTGCAACTGTCATACGGCAGAAAATCGTAGCAGACCTCAACGCCGTCAACATCTTTCCTAAAGCACATCTTTCGGTCTGCGACTGCGCTCTGCTTGTAGTGCTTGCAGTCTTTGCATAACACGGTGTCTTTACCGAAGTCCATCAAGCAATAGGCGTATCCATCGTAGAAACTCTCGGCTTTCAAGGTTTCAATAGCGACTTCTATCGCTTCTGCGTAACCGCCGTTATATCCGCTCGGTATGCCGTGTCCGTCACGGCTTGACAGTATCTTTATCGCTTCTTCCCTTGTCTTTCTTCTACCTCTCTGTATGGTTCTGGCAGTGGCATCCAAGCAACTATCTTTGAGTATTGCGGTATATCCATAAAATGCCAGTGCCAATCTGTTGTAAGTTGAGTCCAGAAATGATTTATATTTGTCCACCGGCATTCACATTGATAACCAGAGTCCGTGCATACCCAGTAACTCTTTTTTTGTTCTTCAGGCAACCTCTCCGTAACTGGTATCCACCTTGGCTCATAGTCTCTCCGACCAGCCCAATAGCCGACATCATAGCCTTCGTTGTGCGCTTCATTTAGCTTTTCGTACATGTTGTCATTAGTACAAGAGTTACAACGAGCCATCATAAGTGCCATTACTTCACCTTGTGTCATTCTTCCACCTCGTCCATTCGTGCGCCACAGTCGTAGCAATATGTTGTTCTATAATCCGTAAGCCCATAGCCGCAATTAGAACATTCCCAATGGTAATCGGATTTTTTAGATTTTATCCACCGTCCGTGCTTCGGCTCAGATTTAAGTGCTTGTATTGCGATATATACTGCTTCGCAAAGATGGTTAGCCTTTGGGTTCTTTGTTGACACATAAAAATTAGCTAAAACCTGTATTGCTTCTTCTCTCGTCATTCTTTCACCTCTTCTAAATCCATTCTCGCTCCGCAGTTCGGGCAGTAGTTATATTTGTGACTTAATCCGTCGGTTACTGTGTGATAACCGCACTTTGAACAGTCCACCGCAAAAACATTTACTCCGAATGGCATACGCTCTCTATATATCCACTTGCCATGCTTTACTGGCTCGGCTTTCATTTGCGCCTCGGCTTGCCCGTCCTTGTACCCTCGCTCATAGTCCTTGTGCGCAGGACAATTTATATAGGCGCCGTTGCACATCAGCTTTATCGGCTCGGCTTCGATGGTTGGAGCAATATCTATCCACCGCTCCACTCGGCAAAACCCTTCGACTTGCATAGAACATTCAGCACACGCTATACCTTTGCACAACTCGTCTTGAAAGTTCTTTTTTAGTTCGTCTGCGTCAATAAGTCTTGCCATTTTCCACCTCATCCATTCTCGCTCCGCAATTCGGACAGTAGTTCGCCCCATTGTCTTTCGGCGTTCCTTTGATAAACTCCCACACTTCGCCGCAAGCGGAACATCTATAACTGTCATCATAGGCAGAATATTCTGTTTCTTTCCACCGTCCGTGCTTTATCGGCTCGGCTTCGGCAAGTGCCTGTGTTAGTTTGTGGACTGTTTGCTCCATACTGCGATAATCTTCAAGCGGCACGGCTTCGATGGTAGGCACTTCCTCAATCACCCCGATTATGCAAGCCTTGTCGTAAGTATCGCTAAAGCCGTTGTAGCAATCCTGTAAATCTTCTATGGCTTTTATCGCCGCCTGTCTGCTAATTAAGTCGCTCATTCTTCCGCCTCGTCTATTCTTGCCCAACAGTTTTCACAAGACCATTCTTGGCATTCAGCGCAATACTTTTCTCGCAGTTGTTCTATTTGCGCTTCAAGCTTTTCAATTATGTCAACAACTTTCATTCTTCCACCTCGTCCTTCCCGTCCGTTCTCGATCCGCAATAAGGGCAATATAGATACAACGGCTCTCGCATACACTCGTCCACTTGTGTAACTCGTCCGCAGACCGAACACTTGCGGTAGCCGTAGATATTCTCACCCCAAGTGCCGTGCTTTATTGGCTCGGCTTTGAGGGCTTCTATTGCCATAACAAGCGCATTTTCCCACTCTTCATCATACAGTTCCGAAAATGGTGCGCCTTCCTCTAATCTACGGATTGCTTCTTCTCTTGTCATTCTTCCACCGTCCATCCTCGCTTTACAATGTGGACATCTATCGGGCAAGTCATTCCCTGTATGCCGTTCTCCACACCTCGAACACTCCCATTCGCTGAAAAGCGGAGAGCCGTACTTGACCCAACGCCCGTGTTTTACTTGACCCATATCGGCTTTGAGTGCAAATATCGCCTTGGATAAAGCGGCATACTTGGGTTCGTCATACTCATCGAAAATGTTATAACACGCTCGAATACCGCCAAGTATTTCTATCGCTTCTTCGTTTGGCATCTCTCGTTCAGCCATACTCTTGCTGTATGGAACCGCGAGGAGCTCGTCGAGCGTCATATCTTGGATATTGCTCATAGCCTGCCCTCCTATTTGATGATCATGCTGACGTTCTCGACCAGCTCGCAGCCGGGAACGGTGCCGCCTGCCTTTATCTCGTCGGCCACCATCTTCCGGTTGACCTCCGGCGCCTTATAACGCAGGTACATCATCGGGATTGCGTCCATGTCGCTGACCTCGACCTTCTTGCTGTGGCGGAAGCTGACGTCCAGCCTCGGCGAGCGGAACTTCTGGCCATTGAGACAATACTGCAGATAATTGCGGAGATGCTCGGCCTTGTTGTCGCACGCCCTCGCTCTGGTGAGCAGCTTGTTGGCCTCGGCCCTTATGGCATCCGCATCCGCTTCGAGGTTCTTGATAAAGAGCCCAATGTTCTCGATCTTCTGATCGCGGTCCATGATGAGCTTGTCATACTGTTCCAGGAGCTCCTCATCTACGAGCTCGCCTGTCTCCGGATCAGCCGCGCGCTCCAGCACGTCCCGGATGGCGTTGTCTATTTCATAGAGTGTCATACCTCGCCCTCCTTAATCGTTACAGTCTTGAGCTCATTGTCGCGCCTGGCCTCCAGCACGCCCTTCTGGAACATTATCATGTCGCGCTCGATGATCATGATATAGGACTTCACCTCGTCCATGTCGATGTCGAAGCCCCTCTCGCGCCAGTTGGACAGCTCCACGCCGTTGAGCGCCGCCCTGACGATGTTGTCATAGTGCTCCTCCTTGCGGAGCATTTCTTCGTACCTGTCGAGGTCCACAAGGACCTTTACATCAGCGTTATCGTTTCCTGACATTTGTCTGCCTCCTTCTGCTTAAACTCTGCGATCGCCTCATTGAATGCCGCGTTGAGGTCTCTCTTTGCCTTCACGAACTCCTGCTCGATCTTGGCGCTCTCCTTAATGAACCAGGTCAAGATCCCGATAAAATCTTCCGTGTCCAGGTGCTTCTCCTTCTCGTGCTCCTGGACCTGCTTTTCAATAATGCCCATTCTGTTTGTACCTCCTGTCGATACGCTTCTTTACTCCATCTTTGCGGAATGTGTCGGCATCTGCGTCTTTACGCCTTGCGGCCTTGGCCCTCTCGAACGGCCTGCGCCATTCCGCATACAATTCGCATTTGCCATGACACCCCGGCTCCCTCTTTTGGCACTTATAACACGGTGCCTTTTTTCTCTTTGCCTTGTTGCTTATAGTGACGTCCATTTCGTTTGCGCATTCCCCTCATGTAGTCCAGCTTCGGAAAGCAGCGCTCCGGACAGCTCGCTCTTTTGCAGCGCTCGCACGGATCACTCACGGCCTGCCTCCATCTGCGCTTTGAGGATCCTGCGTCTGCGGTCCTTGAAGCGGCGCTCCCATTCCTCCGGATCTAGGTGGTCCTTGTTCCTTGCCAGGTTCATGAACTCCTGCGCATTGAACAGGCACGTGCCGTCCTTCTCGACCACGTACTCCGTGCCGTCCGGTGCGATGACCTCCATCATGTGCAGACTGTTCGGATCTATGAAGTGCCCCGGACGCAGCGTCCGCGCCCATTTGATCTCGTTGATGATCTGCCGCGTGCTCGGAAAGTTGTCGTTTTCCTCTGCCCACTTCTGGAAGGCCTTCATGACCTCCTCGTCCTTGTAGTCCTTGAAGGTCTCGGCCATCTGCTTGAACTTCGCCGCCTGGAAGGTGTCGCTCGTCCAGGTCTTATACTGCAGCGGCCAGCTCGCCACCATGAACATGTAAACGTCGTTTATGCCTTGCCTTGTCATATCAGTCCTCCGGGACTACCCTGTTCAATATTTCCTGCATGCTCTGCAGAGATCCACGCGGCGCCGAGGTCTTGCCCCAGCGTCTTTGATTATGGCTGAACGTCTTGACCGCCTCGAACCATCCCGGAAAAGGCTTATCCCTGTGGTTCGTGTAGTACAGACGCACCTCTTCGATTAAGCGCTCCGCATCTTCCGGATATTCCTGATGAATCTTTATCCCCTCATCAGGAGAGAGAGATGGCAGCGCCGCAGGCGCCAGAGATACATATCTCTCAGAATCAGATACAGATACAGAATCAGATACAGAATCAGATACAGATAGGCTATCCATCGCATCCGTTCGCATGCGTTCGCATGCGTTCGCATCCTTTTGCCATCGTTTGGCAGCCGCCTTCTTGCCTGCTTCGCGCCTTCGTTCGATTGTCTGCTCGTACTTCTCGTTGTCTCGTTCTATCTGCGCTGCCATGAACTTGTAGGCCATCTTCGTGGGCTTGTTCATGGTCGGCAGCTGCTCCTCACGCTGTGTTCGCATCAGCGCTAGGAACAGAGTGCCCAACTCCTCTATCGTCAGATCCTGAAGGCTCTCCAGGTCTGCTGTGTGTATTATCAATGTTTCCTTCTTCATAGTTCCCTCGCTGTCAGCAGGTCGATTATTATTTCCGCCGACTCGTCAGGACTGCAGAACATGAACGTGCAGCCGTACCGTTCTTGGATGGTGTGCATGGCCTTTGCGAGCCTTTCCCCGGTGATGGCCTTCGGTGAATACTCCAACCTCGGGTTGTGCCACCTGCGCACGTCCTCGATGGTGTTGATGCGTTCCTCGTTCTCTATCAGCACGTAGAGCTCGCAGCCTATCTGCTTGGCGAGCTTTAGTTCGTTGATAAAGCGCTGGTGCTCTGCTCCTCCTCCGCCTATGTTCTGCGCGATCTCGGCCATGTTGGCCTTCGTGTCGATCGCGACCTCCGGCGGTCTGCAATAGTCGCCAATTAAAACCTTGCTGCGGACGAGCTGGTGCCCGCCCGCTTTGAAGGCTTCGTGCTTTATTTCGTGTTTTCCGGCCTGCTGGCGGCTGTCCTCCTGGATATACATTTAGAACGGCAGGTCTGCGTCTCCCAGCGGTGTAAAGCCTTCCGGTATCGCTCCGGCGCTGCGCTTCTCGGCCTTGAGCTTTTTAAGCTCCGGGACCTTGTAATCTCCGTCGATGATCTTCTGGGCTGTGGTGCAGCTCTTTACGTAGAGGCGCTCCTTGACGTTGCCGTCGTTCGCCTCGTATTCCTCGTAGCCGAAAACTACGCCGAGGCGCTTCCCGACGAGGGCCTGTTCGTCGAAGCCCTTCTCGATGCTCTCGTTGAAGTTCGTCTCGTTGGCACCATCCACCGCGATGATGAACGCCTTGAACATTCCCAGCGCGGTCTCCTTGTAGCTGCGGATGAACGAGTGACGGAAGTCGTTCTTCGGTTCCTCGTTCTTGTAGCGGCCTCTTTCCGGGCCCTCGGCGATGTCGTAGACTATCTTGAGGTACTTCTTTTCCTCGTCGTTCTTCACGCCGGTTATCTTGATGACGTAGCCGCCGGCCGGAAGCCTCTCAAAGCCTTCGCTGGCCTGTGCGTTGTTGTAGCCTTTTATGGGTTTCATTCTTAAACCTCCATTCTTTCCTGAATGCCTTCTCCGATTACAAAGTAGTAGAACTTTGTGTCGGGGTCCTGCTTGAGCTTATAATCGCCGACAAAACTGTCAAGCGACGCTTCGGGCTGTATCGACTTCTCACCCACATAGGACGATCTCCTTCTTCTTGCAGAGGTTCTGGTCCGCCAGTATGGCGATCTGCTTCATAGGCGCTTTGGCCTGTTTGTACTCCATGATTATTTGGTCTTTAGTCATTTCCATTGTTGAGCACCTCGATTCAATGATTTTTCCCGTTGGTTTTACCTTGCCTATATGAGAGTCCGCTTGCGCTCTTTGCTGTGTTAACACTCACCACAGAATCGTTTTTAGAAGGCATCTGAAACAAATCTACATCTGACACCATAGCGTCTATCAGACACCTTAATGCGATTCCTGCTGCTTCTGGACTGTCATATCGGCCAAAATACAAATCTGGTTGTTTGCTGTTATGCGCAAGAATAGACCACCCGACTATACATCCGTTTTCGCCCTGCGATATGTGCACTATATCGGAAGCCCTAAACACTTCAGTCCTGTTTTCATTTACGATTAGCATATGTTCTCCTAAACTCATCCAAAATATTCGCGATCATGTTGATGTACTCCATCTTGTCCCAGCCTTCTATATCACAGACCTGCATATCCACTAAAATGTCACTCTCAATGCGCATAATCATTTGATGCCTTGCAAGCGTATTTATAGACTTTGCTATTTCCTTTTCTTCTAAAGTGGCCATAATAGCGCTCCCATATTTCGCGGAGATCGCAGAACTTGTCGCTGTGGAGTCTTTCGAATATCATATGGTTCGGTTAAAGTGTCTCCCTGAACGCATATAGCATCAATACCAAGGAGAGATAATTGCACATAAGTCATATAGACACCCTTCCAGTCAAGATCTTGTGCTACAACGCGAAGCCGCTTCTGATATTCAATGCCTGCATCTGCGAAGATTTTTGCCGTGGCCAGAATCATTCCACCACCGCCACAAGACGGTTCTGTTAGTGTTATGATGTCTTCGTTATCCTTGTATCTTTCAATATTTGCCCCGAGCCGCGCACATAGTTCGCTTATAGAAAACGGAGTGAAGAACTGACCTGCTGTTTTACTACCCATTTCCGCCTCCATGTAGACTTCACCTAAAATATCAATAGGGCCATCTTCCATAGACTCTATAAGATAAGCTAAGAGTTCCGCGAATCTGTATCTATCATCTTCCGAGTATCTTTGAATGGTGTCTAAATAGAGTTTTTCCCGTTCTTGATAAATCTCGTCATGACGAATTGTTGTCGCGTTAGCAATACTCATCGCCATACAGCGAATCCAATCGCAGAATATTTCATACGCAGAATGGCTGCCGGACATAGATATAATCGTTTTTGCAATCGTAGTCTTCCTATTCATGCGTTACCCCCGTTTTCTTACTTCAACCCCCAGTATTCCCTGATCGCATCATCGACCGCCTTGAGGTCGTTCTCTATCTCAAGATCCGCGAACATTCCCTCTGGTGACTTCGCCAGGCTGTTGCCGTTGCTCTGCGTCTCAAAGACGTGGCGGTCTCCCTTGACGATCGCATGCAGGACCACCGTGGCCATGCCCTCCAGGCAGACCTTCTGATCCAGCAGCTTGCCGATGGTGCGGAGCTTGTTCGTGCCGTCATCGTTGACATCCTCGTGCATTATCAGATACACGATCGCGTCCGGAGCAACGGCCGCGCTCTGGATGAAGTTGATGAACGACCAGATGTTGTCGCCTATGGTGTTGTATAATTTGAACTGATCCCCGGAACCGTGGCCGCGCATAAACATGTTCGTCATGATGTAGCCGAAGTCATCCACGACTGCCGTCTTGACGCCTGCCTTCTCCATCTTGGACAGGCCCTCCATGATGCTCGGGATCTGGTCGCTGTTCGTGACGTACTTGAACGCCCCCTTGAACGGCAGCGGCTTGCCGATAACATTGACGAGATAGATCTCGTCCTCTTTGAAGTTTTTCAAGCTGCGCGATTTGCCTGCGCCGCTCTTTCCGTAAATTATGACTGGAATACCAATAAGTCATTCCCCCTCTCGTATCTCCATACAAAACCTCCAACAGTTTTGTAGCGTTTACCTGCGCAGCACTCCAGAATGTGGGAGTGTGAAAAGCCTGTGGCCTTGCTTGCGTCTTTGCCGGAATCATATCGAGCGATAAATTTACCGCTTCTGTCGTACTGTTCAACAGGACGACTTACCACCTTGCCGTTTTCCCTTGCTTGATCCTTTATCTTCTCGGATTTATAGAAGTGCTCCATTGATTTCGCTCTCCGCTCTTGGCAAGTGCCGTAGTGGATGTTATACTTATAGGTGCACCACTCTAAATTCGAAACGTGGTTATTTCCGGGGTTCTCGTCCTTGTGGTTAATGATCGGGAGCCCCTCTTCATTTGGGATAAACGCTTCCGCAACAAGCCTGTGCAGCAAAAGCCGTCTTGGCTTGCCGGAGTCGCCGACAAGTTCAATCCCCATATATCCCCTATTGTCTGCCGAAGCGTGCAGCTCTCGGTTCGTTATGGTGTTGAATACGCGGCCGGACTCGTCTATCTCATAGCGTTCATAGCCTTTGATTTTCTTCCGCATTGGTCCTCCTTAAAATAATGTGCCTCCTCTTACAGCTGCAGCAGGAACGTCATCCAAATGCCCATAGCTATCGCTGCGCATGCGATCCCTGCTAAAAACTCCGTAAACTTTGCCTTGTTTAATCTGTACTTCTTACCCTTCATTGTTATGCCTCCATCTCGCGCCTGGCCTCGGCGATTTTCTTGATGACTGTCTTGAGCTGACGCTTGACCTCTGCCGTCTGCTCCACTCTCATGTACTGCACCGAGAACGTGCTCGGCGCCATTCCCAGCTCCTCCGCAATATCACGGAGCAGCACTTTATGCGCCGTGGCGTATGCTCTCAAGTCGGCATTCGTTGACAACCTTGCCATATACTCCCTCCTCTCCTTCAATCAACCAACATTCACCGTTTTCCCATTCCTTGAAGAACCTGTCGCAGGCCTCGTCTGCTTTGCGGAGATCTCCCTGGCAATACTTGCAGGAGCCCCAGCCGAGACGTCCAGGCTGAAAGTGCTTGCATTGTTCGCACTTTATGCGCAGCCCTTCGAGCTCAAGCTGGTCACGGTAGCCCTCCGGGATCCTTGCGGTCTCCTCATAGATCACGTAGCCCCGGAGCGTTGCCAGGTCGACCACCGGCTTGTCGTAGCTTGCGGAGAACCTTGCCACCCACTGCATGCTCTCATTGAACTTTGCCTCGAACTCCGCCAGCGTCTTGCCCTCGAAGCTCTCCATCTGTGTCCTCTTGATGTTTCTCATGTTCTTCTCCTTTGCGCTGTCTATTAAAAAAGAGCCCCGACTTTCGTCGAGGCCCCCTGCCCTCTTGCCCTATTCAACTATTCCATTTCATTGATATTTTAGGCATAGTTGTTAGTCTGCAGAAAGGCCTCGCATCTATATTTTACGCCCCCCTGCCCCGGAATGCAAGCCCTATTTTATAATTGTTTTTACAATTCGGTTTTAATTTTTCGCAATAAAAAAAGACGCCCCGGGAGGTCGCCGGGGCGCAGAAAGGAATTATGAGGTCCGGCCGGCGTATGGGCCCGCCGTCCGGGTGGTCTGTTATTTTACCCGCAGGACCTGTCCGGTTATGATCAGGTTCGGGTTTTGTATGTGGTTCCAAGCTACGAGCTGGGAGACCGTGGTGTTGTATTTGGTGGCTATGCGGGAGAGCGTGTCGCCGCGGCGCACGGTGTAATAGACCTCCGGTGCGGGCGGCTCCGGCTTCTTCTTGCCTACGATTAGGCGCTGGCCGACGAATATCAAGTTCGGGTTCGGTATGTTGTTCCAGGCGACGAGCTGCGCCACGGTCGTGTTGAACTTGGCCGCGATGTGCGTTAGGTTGTCGCCGCGGATCACGGTATAATAGACCGGCTCCTCTGGTGCGGGCGGTTCTGGCGGCTCCGGGGGCTCCGGCTGGACGGTGTAATCTATCCAGGGGAGCTGGCCGTGCTTTCCCCAGCTGGTCCTGGTCTTGGGTCCGCCTTTGTATTGGTAGCGCCCTCCGGTGCTGCTGCAATAACTCAGCTGTACTCCGCGGCGCCAGTCGGAAGTGCACTCCGCTACGTTTACGCAGCGGCCGTTTATGATATATTCGCCGATATAGGCGCCCGCGTGGCCTTCGTCCGTGGAAAGTAAAAACTCCGCCGGTGTTAGCTTCTCAAAGTCGGCGCTTACGTTTTCGCACCGGGCCATGATCTGCGCGCCGGTCCAGTCGCCCAGGCCTGTCTCCGGGTTATATTTGGCGTAATAACCGACGGTGCGGTTCTCCTTCCAGCCCCATACTATACTTTTCGGCCAAAGGTTCCAGCAGTCCCACGTGAACTTCTCGCCGTCCCAATAGCCGAGGTTCCTCGGCCAATGGTCTTTGTATCCGGTCGGCAGGTCCTTCGCTATGTGCAGCAAAAGCTCGACCGCGGCCTTCGCGGTCATGACTTTTTTATATGCCATCGCCCGGCTCCTCCTTGTCGACTTCCGGAAGCCCTGCGAGGCTCGTCAAAAGCGAAAGGATCCCGGCCAAAACGGAAGCGCTCGCGACCGCCAGCCAGTTGACCTCGCTCAAAACTGCCGCCGTGCCGATGCTCGCGATGGCCGTCTGGCAGACCGTTTTTATTGCTCGAATGCCTGCGGCTTTTAGCCATTTTCTGTTCATGTTTTGCCTCCTGGTATTATTTATCAAGTGTTAGTAAAAAAGCGCTGTATCGGCCCGTTTTGGGCCTTCTACGCGGCGAGGTCGTGCTTTAGCGGCAGCGCCATCGCCTCGGTAATAATGGCGGTCGCGTAGCCGTCGCCGCCGATCTTCTTGTATTGCGTCTGCGCCTCCTGCAGGCGGAGCGTCTGCATTTGCGAGCGGTAGCCCTGGCGCGTTATTTTGTCCGTGAGCGCCTCGATCGCGGAAAGCAGGAGGATCTGCTGCGTTTTCTTGGCGCTGGTGAAGTAGTCAAATAGTTTCGTAAAAATCGTCGTCAGTAGGCTGCTCCCGAGTATGGCGATTAAAACCTCCGCTGTTTTGACTTGTTCCATCGTTGTTGTGACTTGTTCCATCTCGCAGCTCCTTAATTGCCCATTACTACAGCCCAGAAGCAATAGTATCCGGTTGCCCATGCTACGCTGCTGCCGCCATTACTCATCGCGGCTAAACCGTCTGCGGTCACTCGTATATGGTAAGCCTTTTGGTCTGGTGCTATTAAAATGCCCATTGGTTGAACGGCTGATGTCGGAACTGTAAAACCTGTTGGCAGGCTTATTATCAACTGCCCTGTTCCGGTTGTCGTTAGATTAAATCGGCCGCCGATAAGTTTCATCAAGCCCCAAGATTTATAATACGCAGAAAGGCTCGATACAGTCGGTGTTGTTGTGCCAATTTTAACTGTCGGTGTGTAGGACTGTTGAGCGGTCTGTCCTGTTTGGCCTGTTCCTCCTTGCGCTATGGTGACAGGAGTTTTTGAAGTGAGAATGTTATAGTTGGCGCTGTTCGTTCTTCCTACGGTCACAAACGGCAACAGATATCGTTCGCAATATGGGCTTATTCCACCGCTGCCATCGTTCCCGTGGACTTCTACGCTCCAGCAAGCGTTGCCCATCTGTCCAAAGGCTGCGCTCCCTGTGTCGATATATTCAAGCCCGACAAGCTCTCCAATTTGCGACCCGTTTACTGACGCGAAAATAATTCCGGGGTAGCGAATACTGCCGCCCATAGTCGGTCGCTCCATGAAAGTCTTTAAGCCGCCGAAAGTCTGCGCTCCTGTGTTCACCAGACCGCGCTCCGTCGCGCTGGCGTCCGGTATTGCGTCGGCTGCTGTCCTTTTCACCAGGCCCTCGACGCTCCCCATGATGTTGTCGGAGACGAGCGCCGTCACTTCCTGCGCGAAGGTCGCCTTCGGCTCGCCGAGCTCGATGTATTTGTAGCGGTCGCGCAGGGTGTCGTATACGACCTTTATGGCTTTGGCCTTTGCCCTGATGTTGTACCCTTCAAAAATGATCGTTACGGTGTCGCAGAGCCGCACCTGCTCGGCCTCGTAACGTTCGTCGGCCTCCCAGATCGGATAAAAATCGACTTTGATGTTCTCTTTTATTTCGTAGTTGTCGGACGCGTCGATGTATGCCTGCGCTGCTGCTTCGAGCTGCGCGGCCGTCGGCTCCTCGTCGAACTCTCCGGAAAGGTCCAGCGCAATTGCGTTGCCGGCTGTCTCTCCGGTGCGGACCACGAGGTGGTCGAGGTAAACCGTCGTGCTGTCGTTCGTCCAAAACGGAGCGACCGCGTTGTATACGCTCGTGCCGTTCTGCTGGTAGTCCAGCGCCGTGAGGTTCTTTCCGTAGCGGATCTCGACGCCGTTGTCTACGCCTCGGTTGGTCCATAGCTTGACCGTGTACTTGTCGAACTCGTATTCGCCCTTGCCGTAAACGTCCAGAATGCTCCCGGTTTCGCCTCCGAGTATGTTGCGCGCGTTCTTCGGCACCGTTAACTCAAAAGGCGCCGCGACGGCCTTGTCGGTCCAAAACGTGAACGGGTTTGTGTTCAGGCTGTTGGTCCCTATGGCTGCCAGCGCGTTCGCGCAGCTGTCTGCCGTAAATGGTAAAACCGCGACGCTGTTCAATTTATAACTTATGTGCCAGGCGTTTACCGTTACAACGCCCCGTATGGGCGCCGAGACTTTGTATATCTCGAACGGCTGGACGTCCTGGTCGTCGTCGTGCGTTGCTCCTATGTAGCGGCCGACCTGGATCTTGTTAATCATCGGGCCGCCGACCGGATATTCGAGGACCAGCTCGTATATGCCGTTGCGCTCCTCGGTGACTTCGCACCTGGTCGCGTCGGTCAACCTTCCGAGGCCCTCCGAAGTAAAGGCCGTCTCTGTGCTTGCGTATAGTTTCGGGATCATTTATAGCTCCCTCCAGTTTGTCAGCATATAGTTGCCAGCGTCTGAAATGTGCGTGCGGTCCACATTGATAGTGTTCGATCCGCGCGTTAATCGCGGATACTCCCCGGAGGGCAATGTTACGTAGTCCGCCGGCTCATAGTTGGCTCCCAGGCCGCCGTATATGGTCATTCGTTCGCAGTCGATATAGATTATCCCGCTTGGGTGTTGCGCGATCTCGACTTCCGTCCCGTTTATTGTAATATTGCCATAACCGCTTATCGATAAAAGCGGAAAGGCGTCAAACCTTGTGGGGTTTGTAAGGTAAATTGTATCTGCATTAAACCTGACGACGCGTTCGCCATCACGTCTATAACGGAACGGTTTACAATTAAACGAAAGATCGAACCAGCCGTCCTCGTTTACCCTCCGGACCGTCGGCGTCTGCGCCATGATCGGCGCGGCCGTCCTGTAATGGTCCCAGTCGTTTGTAAAGCGTATCGTTGTATATCCGCGAATAGACCCGAGGTAGTTTATCAGCGCGGTAAACTTTGTCTCGAAGTCTCCATGTATAAAGCACGGAACCGTTATTATTACATTTTGAAAGGTCCCGTAGTCTACGATCAGCGCTCCATCCCTGCCCGGTATGTTTATGACCTCAACGTCTTTTGCAGGCTTGTTAAACATCATCGACGTATCAATATACACGCCAAACTGCGTGTCTAAATGATAGTCGCCTACAAGCATAGACTGTAAACTCATGCGAACGCCCTCCCCTGTCTTGCCATCTGCTGCTGGAGCTTTTGCCCTATGGTCTCGGCCAGCTCGTCGTAGTTGTCGACGTTGCCGTTTACTACGACGGAAACGCTGACCGGCGCGTTTACTGTTGCCGCCGGTGTTGCGGCGGCCATTACGGTCTGGCCGGCTGCTGCTCCTGCGCCTCCGGAAAGGCCGGCGGAAAGGTCAAAGCCTCCGGCGGTCGAGCCCTGGAAGGCGGCAAGCGTCGCGCGGCCAAAGTCAAAGATCTGGCGGAAGAGGTCGGCCTGCTCGTTCTTTATTCCTACGGCGAGGCCCTCGACGAAGAATTCGCCCATCTCCTCGGTCGCCTTCGACGGGCTGTTCTCGACAAGCGAAGTTTTCAGCCATTGTTTGCTCGAGGTGCCGACTCCGGACACGGCCGTTTTTAGCTCCGGCTTTTTGTTCTCTATGCCCTTTTTAAAGCCGTTCATGAAGTCCTCGCCGGCTTTCTTGGCGTCCTCGTATAGTTTACTGCCCATGCCGGCGGTCGAGCCGGTCAGGGCGTCGATGGCCTTCTTGCCTTCCTTGTTGAGGTCTTTATAGCTCCGGGCGGTGCTGGAGTTGGCCTGTATGATCTTGTCATATTCTCCGTTTGTTACGGCCGCGAGGTTCTTCTCGTAGACCATTATGTCGTAAGTGGTGTCGTCGACCACTCGCCGGGCGTCCTGGTATGCGGAGTCGAGCTCGCCCTGCGATTTGGTTATGTCGGCGACCTCTTGTTTCTTCGCCTCGATCCGGGCGTCGAGGTCCTTCATGTAGACCGATGTATAGTCCGAATAGCCCCACTTGGCCAGCTCCGCCTTTTCGGCTTCAAGCTTGGCAAGCTCCGCGGTTTTCTTCGAGGCCGCCTGTGCTGCTTCGCTCCGGGCCTTGTCTGCCTGCGCGAGCTGGAGGGACGCCGTCTGCCTGGTCTGCAGGGCCTTTGTGTAAGCCTCCTCCTGTGCCTTGAGTATAAGCTCGGCCTTTTTCTGGAGTATTACATCTTTGAGCTTCTGCTCCAGCGTTTTATAGTTTTTTATAACGCCATCGGTCAGCTGGATCTCGGTTCCGAGCGCCTGCGATAGAATGCCCGTTATTACTTTGGCTCGATCCTCGTAGCCCTTTTTAACTTTGCCGTTCTGGTCGACTATTCCGCCGAGCTCTTTCAGCAAGTCCTCGTAATGGGAATACTCGGAAGCGGTCGCAGAAATGTTCCGCTGTTCTGCGGCGGTCAGGGTGTCCCATTCTCCGGTGTTCTGCTTTATCTCCGCCGATAGCGTGTCGAGGCGTCCTGTTAGCTCTTTTACGTCTTTACCGACCGTGTAGCTCTTTTTACTTAATGTATCAAGGGCGACAAAAAGCCCGGCAAGCGCTACGGTTACGAGCGCGACCGGGTTTGCTGCCATCGTGGTATTTAATAGCGCCTGCGCGGCTGCTGCTGCTTTTGAGGGAAGCTCTATTGCGGCAACGGCCACTTTATAGGCCACGAAGGCGGCCCCGGCGGTTGCTATTACGGAGCCCAGCTTCTTTAGTGTGTCGCTGTTCTCGCGGCTCCATTTTACAAGGCCGGCGAGCTTGTCGGAGGCGGTCGCTATTGCCGGCGCGAGCGCGGACCCGAGCTCGTTCTTCGCTGCTGTTACGGAGTTTTTAAGGCGCTGGATCGCGTCCGAGGCCTTAACGTTGCCGTCTATCACTTCGCGGCTCATTACGTAACCGACGTCGTGCGCCTCCGCGGCGTACTTGGCGAGCTGGTCGCCTCCGGTCTTTATAAGCGGGTTTAGGTCCTGCGCGGACTTGCCAAAAAGCGCCATCGCTATGGAGTCGCGCTCGGTCTCGTTCTGTATGTCTCCGAGGGCGTCGATTACGTCGTTAAAAACGGCTTCGTTGTCTCGGAGCGCTCCGCTTGCGTCCTGGAAGGAAACGCCCAGGCGTTTGAAGGCGTTGTAAGCGTCGCCGCTGCCTTTGCTCGCGGTTTTCATGTTCCGCGTTAGCTTGGTAAGGCTCCCGGTTATTGTATCGACGGAAACGTCTACAAGCTCGGCCATGTAAGCGTACTCCTGCAACGCGTCGGTCGATAGCCCGGTGACGCTGGCCTGCGTCGCTAAATCGTCCGACAAATTGATCGTGTCAAAGGCGAGGCTCTTTAGTTCCTTTGAAAGCCTTTTTACGCCTGCGACGACCGCGTCTCCGGTGAGCTTGGCCTTTAGTACGTCGCCGAAGGCGGAGGCGCTTTTCTGCGCCTTGTCCATCGAGGCTCCGGCTTCGCTCGTGGCCTTGCCGGACTCGGTCATTTCGGCTTCGAGCTTTTTAAGGTTCTGTTCGGTCTCTATGAGCTCGCGCTGGAGGGCGTCCTGCTGCTTCCGGTTCTCCGCGGTGTCTCCGGCGTTCTTCGCCTGGTCGAGGGCTTTTATAAGCTCCTGCTGGCGGGCCTTCGTGCTTTTGATCGCGTCGCCCAGGAGGTCCTGCTTCTGGCGTAGTAATTCTACGTTCGACGGATCCAGCTTTAATAGCTTGTTTACGTCTTTGAGCTGGCCTTGTGTGTCCTTCAGCGACTTGTCTACGTCGTCCAGCGCTTTGGTAAGCTGCGTAGTGTTGCCGCCGATGTCAATTGTTATTCCTTTTATGCGGTTTGTGGCCATTTGTCCCTCGTGTTAGAAATTGTCAAAATCGGCTTGTGTGGCGACTCTCGCCCACTCCTCGCCGTCGTTTTCGTTCTCAATCATTAGGTCGTAGACCATGCCTACGTCCAAAAATTCAAGGTCGGCCATAGTCAGGCCGAGCTGGACGCAGCGGAGCAGAAAAAGTCCCGTTGTGAACGGGCGCTCCGTTGCGCCGGCTATTCTTTTTTTTTGCTGCTGCTGGTGGTGGCGTTGGAGCCCTCCCAGAGGTCGACCAGCTGCGGCCAGATCTGGTATATTGATAGCATTTCGAACTGGTCGAGCCATTCGTCCGGGTCGTCCGGAATGCTCGCGTCTGCCTGCTTCGCTGTTACAAAAGCGAAGTTCTCAAAAGCCAGGAGGGCGTCGGCGGACCAAGTCTCCCCGGCCGCCGCCTCGTCCCTTATCTTCTGAAAGTCGAGCAGAAGGTCGCGTCCGAAGCGCTCCCTGTAAATGCGGATCGTGGCCGCGCTCGATTTGAATTCGACGTCCTTGTCGTCTATTCGTATTGTTTTAAACATCGGCTTCTCCTCCTGTTGTTTAGGATACTGTTACAACGCTGGTAAACCAGGTCGTGTAGGCTCCGCTTGTGGCCTGCTCGCAAGTGCCCTTTACGACGAAGTCGTTTATGCGCGGCAGGGCCTGAATGTTGAGTGTCTCGGTCTGCGGCTCGATGCTCGCTTCCTTCGTCGCGGCGTTGATGTCCGGGCGGCTGCAGGTGCAGCGGAAAAGCGCGGCCCTCTTGGCCTTCTCGTCGCCCTGGAACTCGAACAGAAGCGCGAACTCCTTCGGGATCGTGTTTGCGTGCTCTACGAGGACGCCGTTGCTGGTGGTCTCGCCGAGGACGTCGGTCTTGAAGCTGTCCGGTATCAGCGCGACCTCGAGGGTGCCGGAATAACCGTTGTTGCTGTTGCTGGTGAAGTAAGCTACGTCGTCGGCATAGAATGTGTTCTGCTCGCCCTCCTGCGAAAGGGTGAGATTTACTGCGCCGGGAAGTGCGACCGGTGTTGCGTATGTCAGCGCGCCTCCGGTTCCCTCGGTAGCTACGGCGTAATATACGGACCTTATGCCGTATTTAATCTTATTAGCCATTGATAATAACCTCCGTGGTATATAAAACTTCGTACATCTTCTCGCTCTCGATCCAGCTCTCCTGCCGGTTCCAGACTATGTCGTGCGCCGCGAGTACGGCCTCGACGGCGGCTTCTGTCTCGAAGTCTTTCGTTCTGGTGTAGAGCTCTATGTTGAGCGCCTCGATGTGTGAATAGACCCGGTCGTCTGCTGCGAAGTTGTCGGTATTCGGAAAATACCAGACTATATACGGCAGCGGCGGGACCGGGTGCGCCGGGTCGTCCTCCGGCCAGGAATAATAGGTTTTTGGGAGCCCGGTCTGGCCGAGCATGGTGTTTATTTCTGCGATAAGCATTTTAGAGTCCTTTATCTATTAGGGCTTGCGCGAGGAGGTCCGTGAACTGGTCCACGAAGATCTCGGGGACCCGGTCGTTCACCGGCGCTATGTGCGGGAAGGCGCGCGTCCTGCCGCCTCCGCGTTTGGCGTGGCCGAATTCGAGGAGGTGTGTTAAATGGCCGCGGTCTTTGTTGTAAACTTGCGCGGTCGCGTATAGCCTCTTTTTCGTTATTTTCCGGGCCCAGCCTTTGTTATATGCTCCGGTGCCTCCGAAGCCTCCGCCCTTCTTTAGTTCCTTTACGACTTCGCCGGCGGTTTTCCAGACTGCCTCGGCCATTACGCTGTCGGCTGTGGTGCCGAACTTATCGAGTAGGCCCTGGACGGTCTTTGCGAGGTCGTCGGCTTTTATCGTTCCGGGCATTTTGGCCTCCTTGCCTGCTTATGCGCTCCGGCCCTGGGCGCCCTTGCTGCGCTCCAGGTATAGCTCCAGGACGTCCGTTCTGGCCTTGTATGTCCTGTAAACCGAATACTCGATGGAGCCGACCTGCGCTATTTCCTCGCCCTGGTAGTCCGGGGCAAAGATTATTGCGCGGAGCTCCGGGTTCAGTCCGTTGCGTCCGCCTTCGAACCACTCGACTCCGGTCACGCTTGTTATGTTGGCGTAAACGGTGCGCTCGGTCCTGGTCGGCTGGAGGACTCCGTAGTTGTCCGGTGTATAGCTCCGGGCGATAAGTTTGATCGGTGTTGAACGGTCCATGCTATGCCTCCGCGGTCCATGTGGTGTAGCCGGTCGCGGTCGAAAGCTGCGCTTTCTGCTCGTCGTAAGATCTCTTTAAGCGGTCGTATTCGTCCGGCGCTCCGAAGTGCAGTTTGCAATATGTGATTATTGCCAGAAGCGTCAGGGAGTCGTCCTCTCTTACGCGCGCGCCGTTGGCGCCTGCAATTCGCAGGTCGTCCTTCGCGGCGTCTATTAAAAGGGCGAGCTCCGTGTCGAACGCGTCGGTGGTTATACGAAGCGCGAGCTTTACTTTTGCGAGCGTCGTGGTTTCGCTCATTTGTTTTCCTCCTGAAATGCGCGGTAGCCGGCCCAGGCCTCCTCGGTCACTACGTAGTGCGCTACGTGGCCGAGGTGAATGCGGGAGTCGCAGTATAGCTTCCAGCCGAGCTGGCGGGCGCGCCAGCAAAAACTCAAATCTTCGCCGCTTCCGTTTATCGGTGAAAACATGGTCCCGTATTTGGCCATTACGTCCATGAAGGCGTCGGTCGGCGCAAGTACGCAGCCGAAGCCGAAGCCCTGGACCTCGAATAACTGGTCCTTCGGGATCTCTTTGCTGTCGGTCCATTTGGCGGTCGGTCCGGAAAGGTCGAGCGCGTCGTATACGACCGGCGCGAAGGGCGCCACCCTCCGGTAGTAAACGCCGGAGAGTATGGCGTCGCCCTCGATCTCGTTTATGGTCTTTAGCATGTGGCGCAATACTCCGGTCGGAAACATCATGTCGCTGTCGAGCCAGAAAATGTAGTCCACGCCCTGCTCGATCGCTATGCTGGCGAGCTTCTCGCGGCTCGTGTGTATTAGCGACCCGATCTGGAAGGCGAGCGAAGTCGGCCCCTCCTTTTCGAGCATGGCGAGGCATTGTGCGAACTGCGCCGGGACCTGGTCCATGCAAGGCACCGCGATTAGTGTTTTTTTCATTTTGGCTTCTCCTTTGCCGCGTGAATTAGTGGTTGATCTTGACGAAGGCGTTCGGGCCTACAATTCCGAGGCCTACGAACTGGCGGCCCATGATCTCGATTATGTCCTCGTCCTTCCTGGTGAGGTCGTCGTAGCGGAACTCGATCTCCTCGCCGTTCGGGAAGTTGGCAAGCGCGCCCTCTCCGAGGTCTCCGACGATGGCGTAGGTCACGCCGGTGGTCGCTGCGCTGAAGGCCGTTATGCTGTTGTTAAATACAACGGGGAGGCCTTCGAACGGATCGTAAGCGAAGCTGCCGGCTGCCTGTGCTGCCTTAAAGGCGCCCCAGGTCTGCCTGTTCATGATTATAACGGGGTTCGCTGCCTCCGCGGAGAGCTTGGCCATCGCCTGCGCTACAAGGCCGAGTGTGACGGTGGTGCTGGTCACTACCGGAACGCCGACCGCCGTGGTGGTGCTGGCGGTTCCGGAAGCGATGATCTTGGCGACCAGGGTGTCGGCTGCCTTCTTGGCTATTCTGTAAGCGATCTCGTCGTATACGTAGCGGAGGAACTCCTCACCGCGAAGGTCTGCGATCTCGTCGGTAATCGGGAGTATCTTCTTTATGCTTTCGGGCTTGAGTTCTACAAGGCCGAGCACGAGGTTCTCCTTGCTTATTGCGGCCGCGCCTTCGGTGTGAACGACTGCGTCGTCTCCGCTGATCTCAAAGTTGACCTTGAGATTTCCGCGGATATAGGTCTTGCGGACGAGGCTCATTATTCCGTCGCGCTCCCATGCGGTCTTTACTATGTCGTAAACGAACTCGGGGACGGCCACGGTGTGGGTTCCGTTTGTGGTGTTTTCTGTGGTGAGCAGGGCTCTGCACTCGTCTGCCTTGCCGGTCTTGATGTACTCGGCGTATGCGTCGATGTAAGCCTTGCTGTTTCTAATTTCCTTCTCGGACATGGTTCTTTCCTCCTGGACTGGTTTTTCTCTTTCGACGCCCTTGCCGGCGATTACGGCTTCGACGTCCTTCTTCCTGGTCTCGATCTCCTGGGCGATCTGTCTCTTGCGCTCCTCGATGAGGTCGAGCTCTGCGTTGCGCTCCTCTACGGTCTCGGGCGCGATCTCGGGGTCGGCCAGCTCGTCTGCTATGGCCGCGGACCTCGCCTCGAGCTCCTCGATGTTGAGCTCCTGTAATTCTTCTCTTGTCATTTCTTTCCTCCCGCCAGGGCTCTGGCCCTGACTTCAATTCTGCGGCGCTCCTGCTCCTTCTTCTGCGCTTCGAGTCGCTCCGCTCTCAGCTGGTCGATCACTCCGTCGACCAGCGCGCGCACCGAAATGCTGGTGGCGTCGTTTGCCGGTATGCTTACGGCCGATACGTCGTAGAGCTTGGCGACGCGGTTAATGGTCCGCGTTTCGATGATCTTGCCGGCCAGTTTTTCTGTGACCCAGACGTCCCTGGAACGGTCGACCTTCATGCCTATGCTCATTTTATTGGTGTAGCCTCCGGCGATCTCGGCATAAACCTGTGCACCGAGGTCTGTGCCGCCGAGGTCTGCTTTTATCGCAAGGCCGCGCTCGTCGACTGTGGTCTCCAGCGTGCCGTTGCTTACTCTTGCAAAAACTCTGCCCTCGTGGTTGTACTGCATTATGACGTCGGAAAGGTCGGCGTCGTCGAACGCGTGCGGGTCCATGATCTCGCGGACCTCGTATTCCTCGTCGGAATAAAGCGTGTACGGGTTGCCAAATGTCGAGGCGTAGCCGCGGACTATTTTCTGCGGTTCCTCCTCGCCTTCCGGTTCGAGGGCTCTTATCTCGAAATCTCGATATTCTCTGTCGGTTTTCATTCGTTTTCCTCCTCCGCAGGCGCCGCCTGCAGCTTGTCGTTTGTGTTGTAATATTCGCCGCGAATTATGCGCTGGTCTCCTCCGTCTACGGGCGGAAGGTTCCAGATCTCCCGGACGTCGTTTATGCTAAAAATGCCCCGGTCGAGGAGCTGGCTTGAAACGTTTAGCTTGTCCGCGTTGCTTAAATACTGCAGGCGGTTGCTGGTCGCCATGATCTGGGAGCCGCGGGCTCTCTCATTCTCCGAAAAAAGCATTTTCGAAGTGGCCTCGCTGAACTGAATTGCGAAGGGTTCGACCGCTCCTTCGTAAAAGGCGGACCAGGCGTCGCCGTAAGCCTTGTTTTGTAGTATGTCCGCGTTAACGCCAAAGTAGTTGTATACGTTTTCGCGGATCGCGGTCATTTGGTCTCCGTCTACGGTGTAAGGCTTGACGTCTATCTGCTTTACGTTCCGGTATGTCGCCGGGAAGAGCAGGAAGCCGCCCGCCTCGCTCTCGCTGGAAAGGTTCAGCGCTGTAAAGCGCTTGCGCTCTTTTGCTACGTCCTCCGGGTCCGAGAAGTTGTTTAGCTCCGCCATGAACCTAAACGTGCTTGTGTTCTTCACGGCCTCCTCGATGCCTTCGTTCTGTATGTGGATAAGCTGCATGGTCTCGTGCAGCGCGGCGTTGCTGTCTCCGAAAAAGTCGCGCTCGTATTGGTGCTTGGTTAGAATGGCGCACTTCCGCATCTCTACGGCTCCGACGTCTCCGTTGCGGAACTTATAGCGGAGCCAGGGCTCGCCCTTGTATTCTACGAGGGAGCAGCTGGTCGGCAGGACCGTAAACATGCCGGTTATTATCATTCGATCGTCGAAAACGGGAACAATAAAGGCCGTGTTGTTTACGTCGAGAATGGTGCTGGTCCTGTATAAAAATTGGCTCCAGGTCTGCCATTGGTTCGGGCCCTGCTTTAGTTTGCTCTGCAGGGACTGGTTCGCCGTGCCTACGGTCTCGACCTTGAGCTTGCTTATGTGGCGCGCCCTCGCGTCTATGGCCGCGCGGACGACTTCGCTCTCGTAGATTTTCCCGCCCCAGCTCGTATAAACGGGCCGGTAGGCGGTCAGCGTTTCAAAGATTTTATTGGCGCGGCGGAGCGCTGCCTCCGACTCCTTCGCCTTGTCTGGTCTAAAGATTTTCTCAAAAAGCCCCACGTGTTAAGTCCTCTTTTCGTTTTGTAGTTGCCTGCCGATTTCGTTAAACCACTTTTGCCGGACGGTCATGGCGTCCAATAAAGCGGCGGTTCCGTCTATGTGTGCGCCCGCGGAAACTTTAATCAGGCGCTTGCGCTGGGTCTCGGCGTTCTGCTTCACCGCCGAGTCTAAAAGGTGTATTTTTAGAAGGTCGTTGTCGCCTATGGTGAAGGCCCCGTCTTTTATAAGGCCCTCCGTCTCGTCTATTACCGGGGAGAGGTTCTCGCCCTGGTATACGTCGTCGGTGTGGAAGCCGTAAGCCTTTAGGTCCTGGACGAGGTATTGCGCTGAATAGCGGTCATAGCCGATTTTTAGAACGTATATGTTGTATTTTTCTATTAGGTCAACAAACCATTTGTAGCAGTCTTTATAGTCGACGAAGTTCTCGCCGCTCTCCTGCAGAATGCCGCGCTGTATATATGCCCGGTAAGGGACGCCGTCCCTGGCCGCGGCTTCGTCTATCTTCTCGCGCGGCAGGAAGAACTTTGCGAAAACGTGCAGCCGGCCGTCGCGCTGTATGATCGCGCAGCAGGCCGTAAGGTCCGTCGTCCTGGAAAGGTCTATCCCTCCGACCGCGTAGCAGCGCCGGAAGTCCTCGAGCTCGAGGTGCGGTCCGGTGCACTTCTCTATGTCCTGCGCGCGGATCCAGGCGGTGCTGCTGTTCTGCTTTATATTGCAGTACTTGGTTATGAACTCCGCCTTCTTTGAAAGGCTCCCTTCCGCGATCGCTATTTCTTCGAGCATGTAGTCAACGGAAACCGAAACGCCGAGGTTCGGGTTCGCCTTCCGTAGCTCGTTGATGTCGTTCCACTTCGTGACATCGTCTATCATGTAGAGGAACGGCAGGAGCTTGCGCTCTTTGCTGTCCCCAAGTAAAAAACGAGTTGATCGCTTGACCAGCTCGTCATATATTCCGTCGTTGATATATCCCGAAGTCGTGCAGGACAGGAGCTGCCCTTCCGGTCTTGCTCCCATTCCGGACTTCATGACCTCGTATTGTTTCAGGCCTTTGTCACCTTCCCAAGCTGCCACCTCATCGCAGATGCAGAGGCTGGGATTAAAGCCGTCGCTCTTTTTCGCCGAGAACGCTATCTTCTTGACCGATGCGTTCGTCCCCGGGATTGCCAGATCTGACTGTCTGCGTCTCGGCAGCATCGCGTCATCCTTGACACGGTAGCCCCGGCTGTTCGTTTCCGTCAGCTCCTCGTAGAGCTCCTTATATTCCGGATCCAGCGTCACCATCTGCCAGATGTCCGTATATACCAGGTCGGCCTGTTCCAGCTTCGGCGCTATGCAGAACACGCGCGCGCCGTAGCCGCCGTCCTGCCTGAATGTATAGTCCCCTGCAGAGCTGGCGAGCTTCGTCTTTCCGTTTTTTCTGCCTATCACCAGAAGGATCTCGCGGAACTGTCGAAGGCCATCCTTGTCTACAAGGCCGTACATCGCCGAGAGCATAGCCTTCTGCCAGACCTCCAACTTTAGAGGACTTGGCGCCAGAGGCCCCTCCGTATGAAAACAATGACTTTCTATCCATTCAAGCGCATCATTTGCGCGCTTCTGGTCAAAAAAGAACGCCCTGGTCTCCAGCCCGGTCACGATGTACTCATAGACCAGCTTGATCCACTTGCCGACTGTGTACGTTCCGTTTTTTATCCCCTGATAGTATGTAAAAATCCAATTATCTCCCGCCATTTTGCCCTTATTTTGCCCATGTTCGGCCTATTCGAGAGAGAACCGCCTAATTTCTATCTGCGCGCACCGGTGCCACGGCCCTGCGGGTGCTATTCGCGACCGGGGGGGACCTGGACGCGTCCGTATTTGTCTACGACGTAGCGCTTCGGGATCCGTTTCGGGTCATATTTCTTGTGGCACTCCCTGCAAAGGCTCTTTAGATTGTCGAGCCGGAGTGAAATCATCGGGTCGTTTACTGTCTGCGGCGTCAGCGCGATTATGTGGTGGACTTCCTCCGCCGGTGTGATCTTGCCGGCCCGCAGGCAGTCGACGCAAAGGTAATGGTCCCGGCGCATGGCCTGTTTCCTCGCTGCCTTCCATGCTCCGCTGCTGTAAAACTCTTTCGCCCACTCCTGCATAAAATCGCCTGTTTGACGCGCGGAAGGTGCCGCGCCGTATAATTTATCGTTTGCGATATAAAAACGCGCCAGGCGGCGTTCTGTGGCCCTCTGGCGTGGTCTGTGGTGCTCTGTTGTGCTCGTCCTTCGTGCGGTGTCTCTGTATTAAAAAAGCCGAGCGTATTACTCGGCATAGACCGGCCCCGCAAGGAGACCGCCTTTGTGGTTGATAATCGGAGAAGCCAGAGCTATTACCCAGCGCCGAGGCCGGCCCGTGCTGGCGTCCTTTCGGACGATAGCATTATAGCATATATGATCTTGTTAAATGTTGTCGTCTTGCAGGTATCTCCGGTAAAAATCGGCGAGCGCCTGGCCGTGTACGTGGCAGACCCTGGTGTAGCTGTAATGGGTCTCGTCTGCTATTTGGACCAGCGTCCTGTTCTGGACGTAACGGTCGTATAGGACGCGGGCCTGCAGCGGGTTCGGCATGGCTATGATCTGGCCGACTATTCGGTCGCGGAGCTCCTCGTATATGTATAAAAGCTCGCGGCGCTGAATGTCCCGGTCCGCGATCGCGGCCATCGCTGCCGCGAAGGCGTCGCCTCGCGGGCTGGTCTGGACCTTGTCGCCGAGGACCGGCGCGGCTGTTGACGTGAGCCGCGTCCGGCGTTCCTCCAGCTCCTCCGTTAGTATTTTGATGTTTAGTTGCGCGCGGGCGAGTTGCCGCAGGTATTGTTTGGCCGTCATTGGTATTGCTCCGGGTTCTCTCGTAAAAGTTCGGCCAGGCGTTCTGGCGGGACCAGCTTAAATAGTTTAAAGCGGATCGCCTTTTCCCGCAGGAGCTGCCTGTGCAGCCTGGCGTTCTCCTCCTTTAGCTCGCGGATCTGTTTTTCCTGCTCGGTCATGGTTCTGCCTCCGGTTCGTCCATAATCGCTCCGCAGTTCGGGCAGTAGTTCCATCGCCCATTGTTTTCAAGATATGCTGTTCCGCATATTGAGCAACGAACAGTTGCAAAGCCCGCTATAGGCTTGCCTATCCACCGTCCATGCTCTACAGGCTCGGCCTCAATAACCGTATAGTCATCACACACAGAGTCTAATACATCAGAAATTGCGACTGTCTTTTGCGACCACTCTTCGTGTTCATCATCATAGTATGTCGTTGTTACCCTTTCCGATAAATCAACCGTTTTCATCCTTCCACCTCCTCAAATCTCTTAGGAGTTACAGTCATCGCCCAAAGAAGCGTTCTGCACACAGGACAAGTTATATGGCAATATCTTACTTCCGATGCCTTATACTCAATTCTTGATTGACACTCAAAACAAGTGACTTCATATATCGGTACAGGCTTTTTTTCTACTACTTTCATTCTTCCACCTCGTCCTTTCGCTCGCCATAAGTGCAACTGTCATACGGCAGAAAATCGTAGCAGACCTCAACGCCGTCAACATCTTTCCTAAAGCACATCTTTCGGTCTGCGACTGCGCTCTGC